GTATAACGTGGTTAAACCGTGAGATTGAGAAGGAGGAGTTCAACCTTCGATACCTGAAGGGAAATAGAAAGTAATAATTTTTAAAGAATATTTATTATGCAAGTAAATGTAACATTCAACGTATCTGATAGTCAAGCAAGAGAGCTTCTAGCAAGTCTGCTCGGAGGTGAGAAGCCAACTATCGAAACTGCCGCAGAACCAGCAGTGGAGAAGCGTAAGAAAGTGGCTGAGGAGCCTAAGAAAGAGGAGCCTAAGAAAGTAGAAACTAAGTACACTATCGAGAGCATCCGAAAAGCTGCCAAAGATGCAGCACGTGAGAAAGGGCAGCCTTTTGTGAAACAAGCCCTAGACAGTGTAGGTGCAACCAGCATCAGTAAGATTGAGCCTGATAAATTTGATGAGTTTATGCACCTTTTAATTGATGAAAAATAAAGGTATGGGCAGTAAACATGCATTACTATCGCCTTCGTCTGCTGGACGCTGGTTGGCTTGCACTCCTTCGGCACGTCTGGGTGAGAAATACCCAGACACCGCCGGAGAGGCGGCTAAAGAAGGTACTATCGCCCACGCTCTAGGAGAGGCACTGATACGGTATGAGGCTGAAATTATCTCAGAGGAGACATACCTTGAAGAGATTTCAGAAATAGAACAGTCTGAATACTACAACGCTGATATGCAGGAGCTCATGGAGGAATATAGGGACTACGTAATGGAAGCTTTCCAAGTGGCTGCCCTCCGTACCCCTGACGCAGAGCTCATTATAGAGGATAAGCTAGACCTTACCAAATGGGTTATGAACGGTTTCGGCACTGCCGATGCTCAGATAATTGCAGATGGCACGCTAAACATAATTGACCTAAAATATGGGCGAGGCGTGAGAGTTGGGGCTGAAGGAAATAAGCAAATGATGCTATACGCTATAGGTGCTGTAGAGAAGGCAAAAATATTCTATGACATTAAGGAGGTCACAATGACCATCTACCAGCCCAGACTTAACAACATTTCGACCTACGCACTGAGTGTAGATGAGCTATACAGATTCGCCGAGGAGGAACTAAAGCCCAAAGCCGCACAAGCTTATGACGGGAAGGGCGACTTCGCCGTTGGAGACCACTGTAGATTCTGTAGAGCTAAGCCCAGATGCAGAGCTTATGCGGATGAGCAGAAAAAGATTGCCCAATATGACTTCAAGAACGCCGAGGAACTATCTGATGATGAGATAGCAGAGATACTAACCAAGGCTGATGATGTGGCTAGCTGGCTCAAAGATGTACAGTCCTATGCCCTAAACGTAGCGGTCAACGAAGGCAAGAAGTTCAAAGGTTTTAAGGTGGTTATGGGTCAGAGTAGACGCAGATACACAAACGAGGATGACGTGGTGAGTAAACTACTAGAAAGTGGCTTCGAGGAAGCCCTACTATTTGAAAAGAAGCTCCTCGGCATAACTGCAATGGAAAAGACCATCACTAAGAAAAAATTCAACACCCTATTAGGTGATTTAGTGGAGAAGCCGGATGGCAAACCCACACTGGTGGACGAAACAGATAAGCGCAAGGAATGGGATAAAACACAAACAGCACAGGACGATTTCAAAAACATTAATATTTAATTTTTATGATGCTAAAAAAAGGAGATAAGATTCGAATTAAAGATGAAGTTTCGTACGTAACCCACGGTAGACAGTTTCCGTACTTCGCTAAGGCAATGGATGCCTTTGGGGTGAAAGATAAAGTCTTGACCATTAGTGACTTTACGGACCAAGGGAATATTGTGGTTGAGGAATTTGGGTTCAGATTACACCCTGATTGGGTAACTCTTGCAGAGATTGAGCCGGAGGATGACTTTGGAAGTGTCTTTGCGGAAGTAATCAGACAACTAACTGAAGAGGTGTCAGGCTTCGACAGCGATTCAATCCTAGAAGAGGCTCAGGAGATACTAGAGGGTGAAAGAGAAAGTGACTATGGCGACCCAGTGGCAAACTTCAATCGCATATCCGGTATTGCTAGCTCGATATTAGACTATACTATTACTCCGGAGGAATGCGTGGTGGTTATGATGGCTGTAAAGCTTAGCAGAGAGCAATACAAACATAAACGAGATAACCTAGTTGACCTCGTGGCTTATACAGAGATTTATAACAGAGTTAGAGAACAGAATAATTAACATTAAAATTTTTAGAATTTATGGAAACTAAAGTAGTAATTGGGAAAGTAAGACTTTCATATGTGAATGTATTTCAAGCCAGAACAGTGGGCGATGATGAGAGAGCAAAATTCAGTGCCTCTATCATAATAGACAAAGAGGACAAGAAGTCAGTTGCTAAGATTGAAGCAGCTATCGAAGCCGCTAAGAATGAAGGCAAAGGGAAATGGGGAGGTAAGATTCCTAAGAATGTTAAACTTCCTCTTAGGGATGGCGATGTAGACCGTGAGGATGATGAAGCATACGCCGGCAAATATTTCTTCAACGCTTCGAGTAACTATAAACCTGAAGTATTGGATAGATACAAACAGCCTATCGTAGACCCAGACGAGTTGTATTCAGGATGTTACGCTTACGTATCAATCAACTTCTACCCTTATGATTTCAACGGTACTAAAGGTGTTGCAGCTGGACTGAACAACATTATGAAAGTGGCTGAGGGTGAACGCTTAGGAGGTGTTACAAGTGCGGAAAATGACTTCGCTGACATCGAATTTGATGAGGAAGATAGTATGTTCGACTAATTAAAAGATAGCCCTCTCTTACCGGAGGGGGCTTTTTTTTCAACTAAAATATAATATGAAGATGATAATTAAGAATGAGTGGGAAACGCCGGACGCTATTCCGGCAAAAGATATAGATCTAGAGCACTTCTCAGAGGAAGTGGAATTGTTGATTCCTGAAATGGATGCCTTTGGGGTGACAAGAGAGGTAAAACGTATAGGTTATTACCACCTACAGGCGCACCAATGGTTTGTTTTTAGCGAGGATAATACTAGAGAGGAGCTCTGTAGCAGGGTGTTAGCTTGGAGGTACTTGTCATGAGAACTCTGTCAATAGACATAGAAACCTATAGTGCCACTGACTTGAAAAGTGCGGGCACGTATAGATACGCTGAGGATGAGGACTTTCGGGTTCTACTTTTCGCTTACGCCTATGATGACGAACCAGTTAGGGTAATTGACATGGCTCAGGGTGAGGATATTCCGGCATCGGTCGTAGCTGATATTACCAGTCCGCACGTGCTAAAAACCGCTTTCAATGCAAACTTCGAAATAACTTGCCTCCGAACACTCTTTCCGGAGATAGACCCTTACCAATGGGAGTGCACTATGATTAAAGCTGGTATGCTGGGGCTTCCAATGAGCCTAGACGGAATGGCTAAGGCTTTGAAGCTGGACGACCAGAAAATGGCTGCCGGTAAAGCACTTATCAGATATTTTTCAATCCCATGCAAGCCGACCATAAAAAATGGAGGGCGCACCCGCAACCTACCCAAACATGATTTGGAGAAGTGGGAGATCTTTAAAGAGTACTGCGGTATGGACGTGGAGGTGGAGCGTAAAGGGCGTGATAAAATGGATTTCTTTAGCATTTCCGACACTGAACACAGGCTTTGGGTGTTAGACCAGCAGATAGTGGGTAAAGGTGTTCTAATCGACCGGAAATTGGTTGAAAACGCTATCCGGATAGATGCTGAGCAAAGCGAGATTCTTACCGATGAGGCTAGAAAGCTAACTGGGTTGGAAAACCCCAACTCTGGAATGCAGTTAAGGAACTGGCTCGGTAAGCATTACGGCAAACCGGTAAAATCTCTAGCCAAGGGAGCTATGGCGGAGCTGTTTGAGAGTTCACCCTCAGAGAAAGTTACTAAGGTGCTGACCCTCAATCAGGAGCTATCCAAAACATCTACTGCTAAGTACCAAACTATGTTAGACGTGGTATGTGAGGATGGACGGGCTAAGGGACTATTACAGTTCTACGGAGCAAACCGGACTGGCAGATGGGCGGGTAGAAAGGTTCAACTACAGAACCTTCCACAGAACCATCTGAGAGACCTAGACCTAGCCAGAGAGACAGTTATAGAAGGCGACAGGGGTATGGTGGAGCTATTATATGGTAATGTGGCAGATACACTTTCTCAGTTGATTAGAACCGCTCTAGTCGCCCCAGAGGGCTGTAGGTTTATCGTGGCAGACTACTCGGCTATCGAGGCTAGGGTGATTGCATGGCTAGCCGGCGAGAAATGGCGCAATGAAGTGTTCGCTACCCATGGTAAAATTTACGAAGCCTCTGCCAGCCAGATGTTTAACGTGCCGATAGAAAGCGTTACCAAGGGTAGCTCTCTAAGGCAGAAAGGAAAGGTTGCGGAATTGGCTTGTGGTTACGGCGGGGGAGTCGGAGCGCTAAGAGCTATGGGCGGGGAGCGCATGGGGCTTTCCGAGGATGATATGAAAGATATTATCTATAATTGGAGAGCAAAATCACCGGCAATTGTGGAGTTGTGGAGAGGCTTAGAGGGAGCTGCAAGAGCAGTTATTATGGACCCTCACAAGAAAGCTACCTACAGAGGCATTAAGTTCTTCAACAAAAGA